GGAAAGTAAAAAGTATTACGGGCATAAACTTGAAGATGTAAGAAGGGTGCAGTTTTATTGTTGGTTCGCTGCCTTTATTATCACGTGTTTGCTGTTTTACTTTAATTTAGTATGACATGGGCAACCTATTGGTTTGTTGTTTATTTGGTTGAATTGTTAATTTGGGCATATGTAGTTTATTTGCATTTTGAAGAAAAGTTACATAAGAAACCTAAAGTAAAGTTTCCTGTGGAGCATAAAGTAATTGTTCGAACAAAGAAAGATATTGTCCGTGGATGATGAACTGTTTAAATGGTGGACAATGTTTGCATTAATTTGTATGATGTTAATTATTCTTCTAAAGGATTGATATGGCACTTGACCCCATTTCTGCTGCGTTAGATTTAGGTAATACGCTTATTACACGCATTTTTCCTGACCCTGCACAGCAAGCAAATGCAAAGCTTGAGTTGTTAAAATTACAACAATCGGGCGATTTAGCAACCATGACCGCTCAAACAGACATTAATAAGGAAGAAGCAAAAAGTGCATCATTATTTGTATCGGGATGGCGACCTGCGATTGGGTGGGTATGTGCGTTGGCATTGTTCTACCAATATTTATTAAAACCATTAGCATCTAGTTTATTACCTGCTTTTGGAATCCAAGTACCACCATTAGTTGGATTGGATGACAATTTGTGGCAACTTATGATGGGTATGTTAGGTATGGGCGGATTAAGAACATTTGAAAAGGTACAAGGAGTAGCAAGCAAATGAATACTAAAGACCACGTAATGTTGATTGCTTCATGGTCACTTGTTTGTGTCATTATTGCCATGTTGTTAATGTTTGGATTTGCTGTAATTGACCCAAATGTAGATGATACAAAAGTTTTTGAGATTATTGGACCTGCTTTCCAAACGATTGTTGGAGGATTTATTGGTTTGATTACAGGCATTAAGATAGGTGAAAAAGATGAAGGATAACTATCAAACAGCATTAGCTCATGTACTAAAAAGTGAGGGAGGTTGGAGTGATAACCCTCAAGACCCAGGAGGGGCTACTATGAAAGGGATTACGTTTGCTGTATTTAAGGAATGGAAGCGTAACCCACATTTAACTAAAGATGATTTAAGGAATATAAGCGACCAAGATGTTCACGACCTTTACAAGCAATTATATTGGGATAAAGTACATGGTGACGAGCTTCCTAGTGGTGTCGATTATGCCACTTTTGATGCTTCTGTTAACATGGGCGTTGGTAGGGCTAGTAAACTACTACAAGAAGCCGTTGGAGTACCTGTTGACGGCGTTATTGGGAGCGGAACGTTACAAGAAGTTCAAAAGGCGAATGCACGTTCTCTTTTAGAAAACTTTTCCGTGCAAAAGACTAATTTTTATAAATCGCTACCAACATTCCCAACCTTTGGTAAGGGATGGTTGAATCGTGTTGCAGAAGTAAAAACAAGTGCAGAAAGTATGCTTGCATAAGCAAAATCGTATTAAAATACAATAAACTGTTTGGGATAAACGGTTGGCATAACTAAGGAAAAATTATGGCAGCTCAAACTACGCCCACAAATACATCTGCGTCGGCAATGACGTATAACTCTCTTATTCTTGATATTCAACAATATCTAGAGCGTAATGATTCTGCCGTAACAAATCAAATCCCTGAATTTATCATGTTGGCTGAGTTTGAAATTGCTCAGCAAATTAAAACTTTGGGACAGTTGCAAGTAGTTGAGTCAACCATGGTTACAGGTAATCCCGTTATTCCTAAGCCTGCAAGATGGCGCAAAACGGTTAGTATGAATTTAACTACAGGCGGGCAAATTCAGCCTATTTTCTTACGTAAATATGAATATTTGCGTCAATATGCGCCAAGCTCTACAACGACAGGCACACCGCTATATTATGCGGATTACAACTATGATAATTGGATTGTTGCCCCGACACCTGATACAAATTACACCTTTGAAGTATTGTATTACGAGCGACTTGCACCATTATCTAACGACAATCAAACCAATTGGTTGACACAAAATGCACCAAATGCCATGTTGTATGGAACTTTATTACAAGCTATATTGTTTGTAAAAAATGACCAACGGCAGATTTTTGAACAGAAATATCAAGAAGCAATGCAAAGCTTGAAACAAGAAGACCAATTGCGTATTGCTGACAGACAAGCTATGGCTATTGAAAGTTAACTATGACGAATCCAACGTATACCAATCCATTTACAGGTCAAACCGTATCGCCAAGTTCAACATCTTATGAATCGTTGACGATTAATGCAGATACGACATTACAATGGTCAATTAATGGTAACAATCAAAATCAAGTTACCGCCAATATTATTGAGGTAACGAATACCAATACAAATATTGTTAATCTAATCATGCCACCTGCTACTCAAGTAGCGCAAGGTCAAGCAATGATTATCCGCAACATTGGAACGTATTCTTTTACAGTTGTTCAATATAATACGTCAGCTCCGTATCCAACGATTATTACAATCCCTTCAGGATTGTCGTATTACATCTATGTAACCAATAATACAACAACTGCAGGTACATGGAATTACGTCTTATTTGGTGGTTCAACGGCGTCGACAAGCGCATCTGCATTAGCAGGATATGGTTTAGTTGCAATTAATACCACTTTAAATCAACAGTATTTAGTGTCTACATTTAGCTCTAATACGACTTTAACTTCAAATGCTCGTGCGCAAATGAATGTATGGACAGGGGGTGCAGGAACGGTTAATTTACCGTCTGCATCAAGTGTTGGAGCAAATTGGTTTACGATAGTTAAAAACGATGGTGCGGGCATATTAACTATTACACCAAATGGAACAGACACAATTGATGGCAACTCCAATCAACAATTACAACTGACAGAATCGATTGTTCTTGTTTCATATGGTTCAGGTGGTTGGTATACCTTTGGATATGGACGTTCTAATCAATTTGCCTATACAGAGTTAGCTTTATCCTTAACAGGTGGAACAACTGTACTGACTTCAGCTCAAGCGCAAAATACCATTCAAATTTATACAGGTTCATTAACAAGTAATGCCATTATTGTTGTACCGCAAACAGTACAACTGTACACGGTAACCAATAATACGACAGGTTCTTATACTTTAACGGTTAAAACAAGTGCAGGCGGTGGAGCTACGGTTTCTGTAGCGCAAAGTACATCTTTGGTATTGATTTGTGATGGAACAAACGTTTATAACGCGGCTTCGGGTTCTACATCATCGATTACATCATTAACCTTAGGTAATGGCTCTACATCTGTACCGTCACTCAAGTTTGTGGGTGATGCAAATACAGGTTTATTTTTGCCATCATCGGGTCAATTAGGTATTGTTGTATCGAACGTACAGCAGGCTTATTTTAGTTCAAGCGGATTAAATGTAACAGGAGTAGGTGCATTCACAGGAGCTGTTTCAGGAACAACAGGAACGTTTACATCAGGCATTTACGCAGGAGCGTTTTAATGACCTCTAAAGTATTTACTTTAATGACCATCAAGCCTGGTATTCAGCGTGATGGAACAAATTTTGCATCTCCAAGATATGTAGACGGACTATGGGTAAGATTTCAACGTGGATTGCCAAGAAAGATTGGCGGATATAACGCATTATTCCAAAACGCTACAGATATTAGTCGTGGCTTAATTATGCAAGCGATTAATGGTTTGAACTATATTTATAGTGGACAAAGTGATGGCGTTTTAGGTTGGCAAACCAACGATTACAACGCACAAGGCTCAGGTCCAACTGTATTAAATATGTCAAATGCTTTCTCTTCTAATGTCAACAATTTATGGCAATGGGATTTGGTATTTGACCCAAATGGCACAGGTCAACTACAAGTTCTAGGACACCCTGGGCAAAATCTATTAAATATTGATAACTCAATTAATACTCCTGTAATGACGGGTACGTTTCCTTATGGGGATATGACCAAAGTTGGCGTGTTTACAAATACCACAATTACAACAAATGGTTTGCCTAACTTAACAATAAGTCCTCCAAACTATGCAATTGGCGCAGGATTATCTGTTTCAGGTACAGGAATTCCTGCTAGTACAACCATTGAGTCATCTACTGTTACTTCAACGCAACTTTTAAGTTCTGTTGCAGTTACAAGTACAAGCGGAACGTTTTCAGCATCAACAACATCAGGATTGTTTGTAGGTCAAACTGTATCCATTAGTGGCTCACTAGGCACATCTTCTTTATCTTCTGTTACGGTTACAGGAACAAGTGGAACATTTTCATGTACGCCAACTACAGGATTGTATGTAGGACAGTCTGTTACTGTAGGAGGTTCATTTACTCCCTATTCGTTATCTAGTGTTGCTATTACAGGTTCAAGTGGTACATTCTCATGTACTTCAACTGTTGGTTTAGCGGTTGACCAAACAGTTTATGTTAGTGGCGCATTTCAAACAACATCTCTTTCTTCAGTAACTGTTACAAGCAATTCAGGGCAGTTTTCTTGTGCATCAACCTCAGGTCTATATGTAGGTATGCCTATTACTGTTACAGGAACTCAGTCGTTATCTACTATTTCAGGAGTAGCGGTTACAGGAACTGCAGGACAATGTTCTTGTACAGCAACAACAGGTTTATATATTGGTCAACCTGTTATTGTTACAGGAACTCTAACGGGTTCAGAAACAGGTATTAATTCTAATCAAATTTATTACATTATTTCTACTAATGGTACAACGTCATTTACATTATCTGCAACGTACAACGGAACAGCAATTACAACAACAGCGGGTACTACTACAGGATTAGTTTTTCAAGCAACTTTATATAGTGGCGTGTATTCTAATACAACGTATTACATTACTGCAACAAACGGGACGTCTACATTCACTTTATCTGCAACACAAAATGGACCTGCTATTACTACTGTTATTACAAGTCTATCGGGCTTAAATTTTGTTGGGGCATTAGGAACGGGATTAACTTCAGGTACTATTTATTATATTGTTGCGACAAACGGGACATCAACATTTAGTTTGTCTAATATAAAAGGTGGGACGCCACTAAGTGCGACTTATGGTTCAACCACAGGATTATCATTTCAGACAGTTCAATATGCAGGAATTAGTCCTCCCACAACATATTATGTTATTGCAACCAATGGCACATCGACATTTACATTATCTGCAACATCAGGTGGTTCATCTTTATCTACTATAGTTGCGCCATTAACAGGTTTGACTTTTACAGTATCTCAAAGTATAGGTATTCCTGTTAATACAACAAGTTCACCGAATTACTACATTATTGCAACTGATAATGCTAGTACATTTACATTGTCTGCAACGCAAGGTGGTAGTGCTGTAACAACTATTGTAGCGCCCACAACGGGCTTAACATTTACATTAGGTACTTTCCAAAATGTAATTATGACAAACAATGCTACTGCAACAGGAAGTGTGACACTTACTTATGACAATAATATTAGCGTGTCAGGTGGCGTATGCGTGTTATATCCTTATACTTTCGTGTATGGCAATAATGGCTTAATACAAAATAATAGTGCAGGCAATCTTAATAATTGGATTGGTGCTGACGCAAACCAAAATAACGTATCAGGTACAAAAGTTGTAAAAGGAATGCCACTAAGGGGTGGTACAACATCACCTGCGGGCTTGTTTTGGAGTACTGACCAATTAACACGTGTTACCTATGCGCCACAAAACGTAGGCACATCAACTATTTATTGGCGTTATGACATTATTTCTACGCAGACATCGATTATGTCAAGTCAATGTGTTATTGAATATGATGGCATTTATTATTGGTGCGGTACGGATAGATTCTTGATGTATAACGGTGTTGTTCAAGAAATACCGAATAGTATCAATCAAAACTACTTTTTTGATAATTTAAATTACTTTCAGCGTCAAAAGGTTTGGGTCAGTAAAATTCCAAGATATGGCGAAATATGGTGGTTTTATCCATCAGGTAATGCAACAGAATGTAATAACGCTATTATTTATAATGTACGTGAGCAAACTTGGTATGATGCAGGTTTTGCAATGGGTGCAAACCGTAGTGCGGGTATATTTACAGAAGTTTTCAGATATCCAATATGGGCAGACAATACTTCGTCTTCTTATAGTGTGACCCAAGTACTTGTTGTTAATGGTGGTTCAGGATACGCTGTAGGTGATTTTGTAAGCATTAACGGGCAAGGTGCGGGCGCTATTTGTCGAGTAGCTACCGTTAGTGGTTCAACTGTTTTAACTTTAACGCTAATTAATGGCGGAAATTATTCAGTAGCCCCTTCAGGTGTAACAACAACAACTGCACGACCACCATCAGCAGGAACAGGATTAACAGTATCTTTATTTACAAAACCAAGCTACGTTTTATGGCAACATGAAACAGGAAAAGATTCAATTATTAATACAAACGTAGATGCAGTTCCATCTTATATAGAAACAAATTCATTAGGATGGGTAAATGGCGGTATAGGTAACCCTCAGGCGTCAGGAGATAACGCTTGGATTCGTGTTGAAAGGGTTGAGCCTGATTTTGTACAAAACGGCTCTATGAGCTTATATATTAAAGGTAAAGGCTATGCGGATGAACAAATTGTCACAAGTCAACTATCGCCTTATGTATATGACCAAAACACCTTAAAAATTGATATGAAAGAACAATACCGTGAAATGCGTATGCGGTTTGAAAGCAATACTTTTGGTGGTGATTATCAAATGGGTAATGTATTAGTACACGCCGATATTGGCGATGTTCGTGGCACAGGTAATCCATGATAACCTTTGACCCTCGTAATATGACTTGGGATTATTGGTGTTCCCTTATGGCTGAACAATTTGCAAGTAATCAATTGGGGACAATACCTGAAGAACATTGGCGTTTGTGGGCGGATGGAATGCAAGGTATTGGTTATTTTGTACAAAATGGCGTACCTGACCATAGAAATTTTAATACATGGCAAGAATGGGCATCAAGCTTATGTGGTTTTATGAATATTGTATATACGAATGCGAATTATTAAATGCACCGATTGACAACACAAGATATTGTTAAAAAAGCTGTTGGTAATAGCAAATACAAGCAAACCTATGCAGGTCTACATAAGCTTTTGTCTACTAATACGTATCGTTTAATGCGTGAAGGCAATACTTTGTTTTTAGTTCATATTATTGAAAAAGCAGTTTGTGAAATAGCTGTTTTAAATGGTGATACAAAAGATAATATGATGCAAAATTTTTATGGCTTTTTAAAAGCTTTAAAAAAATGTAATTATGAAAAAGTGTATATGGAGTCCAACTCTATTACAGTCATGCATCATCTTCAAGACAAAGGTTACAACATTAAAGGCGTTAACAATAATCATTACTTGTTGGAGTTGTAATGAGTCTTTGGGACGACATTGTTGACACGTTTTCTAATATTGGCTCAGGAGTTGTCAATTTAGCATCAACAGCAATTACTGATGTGGTAAATGTTGGTAAATCAATTTTAGCAAATCCTTTACCTACGATTGAAACAATTGCTTTAACAGCAACAGGAGTTCCATATCCTGTAGCCGCGGCGGCAATTTCTGCCGCTAACGGTGGTAGTTTAAATACGATAGCAATTAATTTAGCCACATCTTTTGCGGGCGCTGAAGCGGGAAACTTGATTGGTGCATATGTTGGTAATACGATTACTGACGTTTTACCTGAAGGAGGAAATGTTGCAGGATATAATTTATCTCCTTCAGATGTTGCAGATTTAGCAAAAACAGTACAAACCATTGTTACAAGTGCTTCAGCACCTGCATCGGTAGTTGCTTTGAAAGGCGGTAATTTAACAGACGTTTTAAATGCAGGTTTTGCAGGTGGCGTATCGGGATTAGTAACAAGCCAATTAAAAGATTATGGTATCAATGCAAACAATCTTGATGGTAAATTAATTACAAACAATGTCAACGCTGCTATGACCGCCATATTAAATGGTAATAGCATTGTTGGTGCAGTAACAAATGCTACCGTTGGTACATTATCTGCTTCAGGGTTGTCGGCATTAGCAAGTACTGTAAAAACAGAATACGCAAACATTTCTAAAGATAGTGACACATTAATATCATTAAATTCTACATTTAGCGATTTACAAAAAACTGCAAATGATTTTTATACAAATACAGTTGAAACTTTAAAAAGTACGGCATCGGATGCATATAAATCATTATCTGATGCATTTGCTTCTATACAACCATTAGAAAAAACTGCTCAAGATGATATTAGTGCTTACAACACAAATCTTGACCATTACAATAATTTTACGGCATATGCTCAGTCATTAGGGCGTGGAGTTACTAATACATCTTATGCGGGACAGGTTATTTTTGGACCTTATTCTTGGAATAATAATCTTTATGGGCCCGCTTGGGCAATTACACGTGATGCAAGTTCAATCCGTGGTGGCATACCTGTTATTGACAATATTGCAAATGATGTTAATTCGGCGGCTAGTACTGCTACATCTGCTATTAATACATTAGATAGTAATGTTTCTGCTTACAATACCAATCTAAACTCTTATAACCAAACAATTAGTGATTTAAACTCCGCAACAGATAAATATAATGCTTATGTATCGCAACTACAAGATATTGCTACTCAAGCAAAAACTTTATCAGATACGATTACGTCAAATGCAACAGATTTAAGTAAAGATTCTGCCAATTTAGCAACACAGACCTCAGCTATTGTTGCAAGTCAGATGGCACAACAATCGGCTCAATCTGCAGGTTATGCCGATGTAAAAGAAATGAATCAAGCCGTATCAGAGGGGTTTAGTTCAACAGATGCTACAAACTTCAAAGATGCATCGTTGAAAGGTTTTACAGACGCCAAAGAATACGATACAGCAACTGCAAACGGTTTTTCTGACAAAGCTGTTTACGATACCGCTAAAACAGATGGGTTTGATAATTATCAATCGTATAAAACGGCAACTGATGCAGGATTTACAAATGCTACAACTTATAACGATGCAGTATCTAAAGGATTTACTGACGCTACATCGTATCAAACTGCGTTAAAAGAGGGCTATCCTGACGCTAATTCGTATTCCAAAGGTTCTATTGGCGGATTTACAGATTATGCAACTTATAGTAAAGCTTCAGACATGGGTTTTACAAACTCTGCTACTTATGATGATGCTTTAACAAAAGGATTTTCTGACGAAACAAATTATAAAAAAGCAATAGATGGTGGTTTTGATGATAACAAAACTTATCAAGATGCACTTACAAAAGGTTTTACGGATGCAAAAAGTTATACAACTGCTTTAAATGAAGGTTACCCAAACGAAGATACTTATGCTAAAGGGTCACAAGGCGGATTCTCAGACTACAAAACCTATTCTCAAGCCTTAAAAGAAGGATTTAATGATAATACAAGCTTTGAAGATGCAAGCACTAAAGGATTTAATGATTCTAAAACATATGAAACTGCAACAAAAGAAGGTTTTGATAATGCTACAACTTATCAAGATGCAACAGCAAAAGGCTTTACAAATGCCGAAGATTATCAAACTGCAACAAAAGATGGCTATCCTGATGCGTCAACTTATAAAAAAGGAGTTGATGGTGGATTTGCTGATTATAAAGAATATGAGCCTGCTTTTAATGCGGGATTTACAACAAAAGCGTCTTATGATGATGCAACAGCTAAAGGCTATACCGACAATGCAACATATGTAAAAGCAGAAGCCGAAGGATTTCCTGATGCAAAAACATATGCAACAGCGTCAAAAGAAGGATTTCCTGACGATGCATCGTATAACAAAGCGTCTAATGCAGGATTTTCAGATTATTCGACATATACAGATGCAACGAATAAAGGTTTTTCGGATTCTAAGACTTATAGTTCGGCAATATCTTTGGGTTATCCTGATGAAGCAACTTATTCAAAAGCAAGCGATGAAGGATATCCTGATTACAAAACTTACAATACGGCAACTAATAGCGGATTTACAGATTACAACACGTACAATACCGCCACAAAAGAGGGCTTTACGGATTTTAAAACTTACGATACTGCAAATCAATTAGGATTTCCTGACGAAAAAACCTATACAACTGCTATTAATAACGGATTTAATGATTATTCAACGTATTCTAAGGCTACAGGACAAGGTTTTACAGATTTTAATACTTATACCACAGCAAATAAAGAAGGATTTACGGATAGCAATACGTATGATAAAGCGGTTGCAGGAGGATTTAGTGATGCAAATACATACCATAATGCATCAGATAAAGGGTTTTCTGATTTAGCAACGTTTACAAAAGCATCAGGTATGGGTTTTAACAGCAATGCTGATTACCAAAATGCTGTGGCAGGTAATTTTAATGATTACGCTACTTATAAAAAAGCAACAGATGAAGGATTTACTCAAGCACAAACGTTTGCCGATGCTACAAAAGCAGGAATTGCAAATGCTTCTGATTACAAAACTTATGTAAATGGTGGATTTTCTGATGCAAAAGTTTTTTATGATGCAAAAGCAATGGGTGATAATACCGTTAATCAGTATGCAAATGATAAAGGATTTAAAAGTTATTCGGATTTATTGTCGGCACAGGATGCGGGCTTTACTGACCCAATTAAGTGGGCTTCTGCATTACAGACTGCACAATATAATCCTGCCATAGCTACACAGTTAGGGTATAACTCCACAGCCGACGCAAGAACCGCACAAGCAAACGGATTTGATTCATCTAAAGATTTTTATACAGCACAAAAATTTAATATATCAAACGGTGAGGATTGGAACACTTTATCGCAATATACAGATGCAAACGGAAAATCAACGCAAGATAATATGATAGCGTTATCTAAGCTTGGTGATAATCCACAGCAAATGTATAACGCATTACTTGCATTAAAAGATGAGAAAGGTAATTCTCCATCTGCTACAGATGCTCAAGCAGTTATCAATCAATACTTTTCAAACTTTACGCCATCAACATTTAAACTTGGTGACCAACCCCAAGGCGACCAATATCAGGTTGGCGACAAAATAACCTTAGCAGATGGCTCAACAGGCTACCTAGGTCCACAAGGAAACATCATTACCTCAAGCGATTACAACAATTACCAGTATGTGGGTACACATACGGTGCAGGGACAATACGTTGATTTGGGTAACGGTTACTATAAAGTTGTCAACAAAGACAACCCAAATCAAATCATAAACTCTGGCGTTGTTTTTGTTGGAGAAAATTTACCAAAAACTGGTGACGCGGCGGGTTCATACACAATTAATCCTGACGGAACATATTCGGCGCAAAGTAGTGTCCCATATACACCAATTGGTAAGATTGATTTTTCGACATATTCACCTGAAGATATCGCTTCAATGAAGCCTGAGGAGTTATCTAATTTAACTTCTGAACAAATTGGGTCGTTGTCAAAAGACCAATTAAGCGGGTTAAGCGAAGAACAAATGCAGGCTTTGCAAAAAAATCTTCCATCCGATGTAAACACTAATCCTGACGAAGAAAGCAAATATAAAACTTTCCTTGATTTATTTAATCAACTTCAAAACAACACCAATACAGGTGGAACAGGAGGAACAGGTTCAGGCGGAACAGGCTCGGGAGGTACAGGAGGAAATTCGGGTGGTACAGGCGGAACGGGCGGTACTTCAAGCGGAACGGGTGGTACTTCAGGCGGAACAGGTGGTACGGGAGGAACATCAGGTGGAGCGGGTGGAACGGGTGGTACTTCAGGCGGAACAGGTGGTACAGGAGGAACTTCGGGAGGTACAGGCAATACAGGCGGCACAGGCAATACTTCAGGTGGTACGGGTGGCACAGGTGGTGCAGGTGGAACAAGTGGTACGGGAGGTACAGGAGGTACGGGTGGAACATCGGGAGGTACAGGTGGCACATCAGGAGGAACAGGCGGTACAGGTGGTACAGGAGGTACGGGTGGAACAACAACCACAGGCGGTGGTGGAACAACAACTACGGGCGGTGGAGGAACTACCACAACAGGTGGAACTACTACAACTACAGGTGGCACAACTACAACAGGTGGTGGTACAATTCCTTTAAGTGGGGGTGTAAATTCTACCACAGGTAGCGTTAATCCTAGTCCATTAGTAGCTACAGCAACATTTTTATCAGGAACAGGTGCAAGTACACCTGCACCACAAATTTTGGAGAGTTTAAAACAAATGGACGTTCAACAATATCCCCAATATAATTCAATCAAACCTGCGCTTTTAAAAAAGCTTGGTTTGTTACAAATGGTTAATTCACAAGAAACTGTTCCAAGCGAGCAGGAACAGATAAGCAAAGCAACAGAACCACCGCCTAATCAACAGCAACAAACTACATTAGACCAACCGCAAGAACCTACTATTCCAACTTTTAAAAAAGGTGGAGCATTAACACAAATGCATCGTCCTGAATTTATTACAGGAGCAACAGGACATTATGTTAAAGGTAAAGGCGATGGACAATCTGATGATATTCCTGCTATGTTGGCAGACGGTGAATATGTATTTGACGCTGATACTGTTGCTCAGTTGGGTAATGGCTCTAGTGATGCAGGAGCTAAACTTCTTGACCATTTTAGAGAAGCATTAAGAGAGCATAAACGTAGCGCACCGAATGATAAAATACCACCAAAGGCATCACCTTTAATGTATATGCGAGAAGCTCTTAAACGTCATAGAGGAGAAAAATAATGGCTGATTCAAGTGCGTTAACTCAAAATACAACAGGTGCTTTGACATCTGTCAATCCAACACTTACAAGTAGTCAACCTATTTTAGGTGCTTTGCCTACAGGAAATACAACAACAAGTAGTGTTGCCGCCCCAGGTACGGGACAAACTGCAGGTGGAGCAGGAGCGACTGCAACACAAGGCGGTACAAATCCTTTAGTAACAAGTACAGCAACTAATGTGACAGGCACGCCATCATGGTATACAGATTTTTTAAATCAAATATCTACACAAGGTCAAAACGCAGCTCAAAATGCACAGTATGTAGGTGCAACTGATTTACAAAATCAAGCTTTTAATCAAGTAGCGCAAAACGTTGGAAATTACAAACCCGACCTTACAAGTGCAGAAAATTACATTAGTCAAGTAGGAAACTCTAATCTTGCACAAGCAGTTGGTGATGTTGGACAAGCAAATATTGCACGTAATTTAGCGCCACAAGCAACCGCAGGTTTAGTTGGTTCAGGACAATTTGGTTCGAGCCGTGGGGCAACCGCTTTAGGTGATACGATTGCAAATGCTGAATTAGGTTTAACACAAGCTCAAGCACAAGCTTTGCAAACTGACATGGCAAATAAACTCGCAGCAGGTCAGGCGATGGGTAATTTAGCTACGACAACTGCAGGTTTAGGTACACAAGATGTTAATAATTTAGCAACTTTGGGCGCTCAAAAGCAAACGATAGCGCAAAATGAGCAGTTATTCCCTATGCAACAGTTAGCTAATGAATCTACATTGTTAAAGAATTATAGTATTCCAACAAGTACAAGCACTTCAACAACTGCACCTGCAACATCAGGACAAATGGGATTGTCTAATTTAGCAAATATATTAAGTTTGGCAGGTTCTGCAGGTACAGCGCTTGGTGGTTCAAGTGGCGCTTTAAGCAATTATTTATTTGGTACTAAAGCTACAGGAACAAAAGGACAAGCAGGATATACCCCTGGTACTGCAGGCGTTTTAGGCTCATTCTTAGATAAATTAACTTCGGGTAGTGATACCATTGATTATGCTAATTTAACAAAAAATGATTTTAATCCTGACCAACAGTTTACAACTGATTCATCAGGAAATATTCTTGATTCAAGTGGTAATCAAATTATGAGTGGAGATTCAGGTTATACAGTAGGATTTAATGGACAAATTCTTGACCCATCAGGTAATGCTGTTGACCCACAAACATTCTTTACACAAGATTAAGGAATAAATCATGGCGCTTCCTACAAATAATAACGATACAAGTTCAACAACTCCTAATTCAAATTTAGATATTAATCAAATTCAAGGCAAGTTGTTAACAAGCCAACAGAATTTGGATGATATTCTTGCGCAACAAATGAACAAAAAGCCTGATATTTGGCAAGCATTAGCCGCGTTCGGTAAGCCAACTCGTACAGGTTCTTTAGCTGAAAGTGCATCAAATTTTAGTGAAGAGTACGCAAATCAACAAAAAGAATTAGAAAACAAAATACCTTCATTGGCACAAATGCGTTCAGCATTGGGCGCTCAGACGCTTAAAACTGCCCAAGAAATGCAAGGCAATCAGTTAATGCAACAATATAACCAAACAGGTTTTTTAGACAAAATTAATACGTCTATTAATAACGGAGAGCCACCGTCTTCAACAGATATGGCAACTTTGAGTAAGTTATATGCGCTTGCACCGTCAGGTTCTTCAGCAAAAACAGAATTTGGCAAAATGTTTGAAATGGCTGACAAATTAGCAACTCAAGGTAGAGAAACCGTTAAATTAAATTCTGAACTAGCTTCCAAAGGAATGGATGTAGCAAAATTCATTATTGAAAATGGTCAACAAGCTTTTGATATGCTTCCACAAGCAACAAAAGATTTATTGCAAAAAAATTCTAATAAATCCAATCAACAACCTGTTGCAACTACAGCACAACCTACAGCACAAACTACTGAACAACCTGTATATCCTCCACCAAAACCAATGACTATAACAAGCGATTTTGGAAATCGTGTTAATCCTGTAGATGGTAAAACACCGCAATTCCATGCAGGAATCGATTTAGCGCAACCTGAAGGCGTTGGAGTTGTACCAATGGATGCAGGTAAAGTCGTGAAGGTTGAAAAGAACCAAGGCGGTTTTGGTAATCGTGTGGTTATTGACCATGGTAATGGTTTGCAGTCTTACTATGCTCATATGCGTGATGTAGATGTAAAAGAAGGGGATAAAGTTGACCCGAATAATCCAATTGGTACAGTAGGACGCACAGGAACAGTAACAGGTCCTCATACAGAATTTGGCGTATTGCAAAATGGAAAGCCAATTGACCCTAAACCATACATCAAAGATAAAAACTTATTTACGCAATACAAACCTGTTGCGCCATCTGCTCCTAGTCCTGCAGGAACACAGGTTGCAAGTACGGATAGATACGCAGGATTTCCAATCAAACAACAACAAGCATTCCAAGCTGCGGATGTAGAACGTATTAATAAAAAATTAGATGAAGTACCTGATTTGATGTCTAGTGCTAATAAACAAATTATTATTGGAAATACGCTATACAACACCGTAAAAGGCAATGAAGAAGCGTTTGGTATATTAAGACAAAATCCAACTTTAGCAAAATCTTTTGCAAACTTTTTAGAGAGTGGTATTAAAGTTGGAAACTTTCAAGCAGGATTTCCTATTGAAGAGTCTGTAAGAAAGTCCTTGCCTGAAAGACAGCAATTTGCAATTCAAAAGGTTGAATCTTTGTTAAATCAAATTGCTATTCAAACAGCGGGGCAAATGAAAGGTTCTGTATCTAATTATGAAGACAAGATGGTTAAGAGTGTTTATGGTACACCATCTAACTCGGCAGAATTTTTAAAATATATTGCAAACCGTGTCAAAATTGAAGGACAATATCAAAAAGATTTAGCAGAAAACTTTGCTAAGATTAATGCAAGTAAGCCATCAATGACATATACGCAATACATTATGTCACCGCAAGTAAAAATGATGGAAAAACAGTTTAATGATGCAGTAGATTTCGCAGCAAAGACATCGGCAAAACGTATGGGAATTAAGGACTTAGACTAATGGCTGAAGAAAAAAATCCTTATATAAGTTTAGTTGACAAAGACGTTCCTGTTGACCAAGAACAGTCCGTTGAAAATAATCCCTATATTTCATTATTACCTAATGATGAGCCTGAAAGAAAAGGTACGGTCACAATCGGTGAGCCATCTAATATTGATAAATATATAAACACAGCAATTGGTGCAGGTACAGGAGCATTAACAGGTCCAATGCTACAGCGTTTAATGGAAGCAGGATTGTCGCCGAAACAAACAAAAACGCCATTTAATCCAACAGGTCGTTTTGTAGAAGATAGTATTCAGAATTGGCGTACATATGCGGATAGGCAGAATGAACAAGCAAAAGCAGTTCGTCGTGCAAATGAAATGGCAAAAAAATATCCCAATTACAATGCATTGCCTAAACCTGAACCTGAAAAAACTTTAGTTGGAAAAATGCTTAGTCCTCTTGAAGAGGTTGGAAACCGTTTGGGTTCGGTTGGAAAAACAATTGGTGAAACTATTGGACCTAGGCTTGGTGGTGCTTTAGCTATGGGGTCAGGAGCGATGGAAGCTACGGACGCTTACAATCGTTATCAAAATAATGACCCATATGGGGCTTTAATTGCGGGCGCAGGTGCTGTTGGTTCAGGATTATCTATGTTACCTGCCGTAAGCCCTCCTACAGCGATTTTAAAAGGTATTGGAGCTACGGTAGCAACTGCATCGCCGTTTGCTATGATGTTGCATGATTATTTGAGAGATAGAGCTGTTAAGGATGGGACAGCCCAAACTCAACAGCAACCTCCGCAACAACAACCGCAACAGCAAGCTCCACAGCAACAATAGAGTCTTCTATCGTGAGAAGTTTGCCCCCTCTTCAGGGGGCTTTTTTTATGTGCTTTTTAACTTCACTCATAGATTGTTTTAAATGCTCTTCAAAAATTAAATCGGTTTCTTCTTGTATGCGTTTTAAAACATTAACCTTATGTTCTAATTCTGCAATTGTGTATAAACCGCCTTCTAGCAGATATTTAGTTACAAATGGAGATGGAACAAGGCATGTATTTGCTCTTTCCTCGTAGTTTGGAATTGCATCCCAATCTATTGGAAAACATTCTCGACAACCATCTAAATAAACTCCATGAATACATTTTGATATAGGCATTTTTATCCTTTATTTTTTGCACATTGTTTACAACGACTGAGATAACCGTTACGAGTTTTACGCTTGTAAAATAAGAACTCAGCCTTGACGATACGGCACACAGAACAGCGTTTGTAGCCTTTGTCAATGTTTGGCTTCTTCTTACCCCACAAGGATTCATCCCAACCCGCCTTAATGCGGTATTCAAGCGTGGTTGGGGGTATGCCAAGTTCTCTAGCTTTGGCTCGTATATTCATAAGACTTTCTATAATAACTCCATTTTTCAAGAAACCAAGGATTTTTGGATGGTCGAACATATCCAAAGCGCTCAAAGGTTTTCATAACATT